ATACTTGGCATCCAAGAGGTAAAGATCGTTCTCTTAAGTGTCCTTATTGTGGGTGTCGTGATGTAATTAAGTACACACAAGAATATGATAACTTTGATGAAAGGTGTATTGGGTTTGGATTTTTATGTCTAATTATTGGTGGTATCATGTTAATGGCAGTACATGAAAAAGAAGAGTCATGGTATAATAGTGCAATGACTAATGTAGGAGGTATTACCTTTGTAGTTGGTATGGGTGCAGTAGCACTTGGTGGTTCAAGTAAAGTTTAAGGAGTATTATGGCTAAACTCAAAAAATCTTTGACTGGTCAATCATTGATCGAGTCATCACCTAAGAACACTCGTCAAGGTCAGGGTAAACATACTAAGTATGCTGCAACGAGTCGAAACAATGCAAAGAAAGCATATCGTGGTCAAGGACGATAAATTACCTGGGGTCATAAGACCCCTTTTTTATTAGGATTATTATGGCATATTTAAATCACAGTTTACCTGATTGGTCTTGTTACATTCGTAATGAGTTCCTGTACAATCATAAGAAGGGACATGGAGAGGTCACTAAGGCTGATGTCCATAGTGTGGCTAGTATTGAGAAACGTGTTCCTCTCTTTGAGGCGTTTCTAGAGAATGGTGTCAATTGGACACGGAGACCCCTACATGCATTTTGTTGGGACCCAGAGGCCGAGATAGAACCCTTAGAGGACATTATGTACTGGGATTGCTTTAGTCCTTATATTGATGTACAGAGACGACATCGACTGGCAGGTCTTCAGGCACAATTGATTCGTCCCGATGGTAAAAAAGTCCTGGGTGATTATATGTTCACTTTAGATTGGTCATGGGAAAATAAAGGTGTACCTGATTTAAATTATTCAGAAACTCCTGAACACAAGTGTGCACACTTGTTCAAGGTAGAGACTGGTAATTATTACGCCTATCCTAACAATCGAATCATTTGGTACGATAATGCATGGACATTTAATCGTATTGAAAAGAATCCAGGATTTGAGATTGATACCACACTCTATAGTGTAGAGAACAAAAGGAAGATTGAAACCTCTGATCATTACATGTATGAGGTGAAAGATATATAAGTAAAATACTTATATGGACAACAAGAACTTTTTGAGAGAGATCAATCACGATCAGAAGACACCAAAGAATCAGAAGAAAGTCCGTCAAGATGGTTTCTATGAGGCAAGTGAAGTAGACTGGAAAGACTTTTGGGAGAATGAAGATACTACTGAAATTTTAACTGAGTGATTTGTCGGATACCCCTATAAATAACTTAGAATTGTTGTATATTAACTTAAGTGCCTGTCCAAAGAGTCAGTAAAGGTTTTAAAGACGTAAGTGCAACGTTTAAGATCAATCCAATCAATTCGGATTTGATTGTTCTAAGAAACGAAAATGCAATCTCACGTTCAATTCGTAATTTGATTTTTACTTTACCAGGTGAAAAGCCTTTTCAACCTACTGTTGGATGCAATGTCACTAATTTATTATTTGAAAGTTTGGATATTTTAACAGCGAGTTCAATTCAATCTGAAATTGAAAATACCATCAATAACTTTGAACCAAGGGTATCTTTAAGAAGAGTCACTGTTAAACCCAATTTTGAAAATAACGAATTTGATGTCATGATCGTTTATGACATCGTAGGTATAAATGTTCCTGCACAACAATTATCATTTGCATTACAACCCACTAGGTAAATGCCTCTAGTTAATTTTAGCAACTTAGATTTTGATCAGATAAAAGAGTCCATTAAGGATTATCTTCGTGCGAATTCAAACTTTACTGATTACGATTTTGAAGGATCCAATCTAAGTACAATCATCGATGCGTTAGCATATAATACGTATATCACCTCATATAATGCCAATATGGTATCTAATGAGGTATTCATTGATAGCGCCACGTTGAGGGAGAACGTGGTGTCTCTAGCACGTAATATAGGATATGTTCCAAGATCTAGAAAATCTGCAAGAGCTCAGGTATCATTCTTTGTAGATGTAAGCAATACAACTGCTGTTACTGTAACTTTAAAGGCAGGAGCTGTATTAACATCAAGATCTACTGGTGTTAATAGAACAAAAAATTATATTTTCTCAATTCCCAATGATATAACTGTACCAGTGAGATCTGATGGTACAGCAAGTTTCGATAATATCTTTGTTTATGAAGGTACATTCATTAAACAAACATTTACCGTAGACGGTAGTGATCCGAATCAAAGATTTATTTTACCTAATTCAGGAATTGACACAGATTTGATCTCAGTGATAGTTCGAGATACAAGTTCTTCATCAGTATCAAGAAAATTTGAACTGTTTAATAGTCTTTTTAACGTTACTAGTTCTACAAGATTATATTTTATTCAAGAAATTGATCAAGAAAGATACGAACTTTTGTTTGGTGATGGAATTTTTGGAGTAAAACTTGATGATCAAAATTATATTGAAGCAACTTATATTACAGGTAATGGTGAAGAAGCTAATAATATAACCAATTTCCAATTTATTGGTAATATGGTCGGTAATAATGACCAAATTGTCAGTTCTGGGATATCAATTATAGAGACAAACCTTCAATCAACTGGAGGAAAATCAATAGAATCTGTTGAGTCTATCAAAAAATATGCTCCACAAATCTATTCAACTCAAAATCGTGCAGTTACAGCCGCTGATTATGAAACTTTGATACCACAAGTTTATCCAGAAGCCGAATCTGTGTCTGCTTTTGGTGGTGAAGACTTAACACCACCCCAATATGGTAAGGTATTTGTGAGTATAAAACCATATAATGGAGTATTTTTGTCGAGCACCATCAAACAAAACCTTGCACAAAGCCTTAAAAAATATTCTGTTGCAGGAATTAGGCCAGAAATTGTCGATTTAAAGTATCTTTACGTTGAAGCGGATTGTGAAACTTATTATAATACAAATCTCGCACCTTCACCATCTTACATTCAAAATGTAGTTACTCAAAATATCGCAAAATATGCAGATTCCTCAGAATTAAATCAATTTGGTGCAAGATTTAAGTATTCAAAATTCCAAAAAGTTGTTGATAGTAGCCACGAATCGATCACATCCAACATTACAAATCTCTCAATAAGAAGAGATATGGTTGCATCTTTGAATAGTTTTGCAGAATATGAGATTTGTTTTGGAAATAGGTTCTATATTAGAAATCATGGACATAGTGCAGTATTTGAAGGAAATCTACTAGGGTATAACATAAAATCATCTGGTTTCACTGTCAGTGGTATTAGTGGAACTGTATATTTGGGAGATAAACCAACAGGTAATTTGGAAAAAGGAACACTGTTCTTATTCAAACTCAACTCCCCAACAGAACCAATCGTTGTAAAACAAAATGTTGGTACTATAGACTATAAAAAAGGAGAGATTAGATTAAATCCGATTAATATTATCTCAACTATAATAACCAGGAACTCTCCACTTGTTGAAATATCTGCAGTTCCATACTCAAACGACGTTATCGGCCTTCAAGATCTCTTCCTACAATTGGATGTAAATAATACTACAGTTGATGTTATTGCTGACAACATTTCTTCTGGAAATGATGTATCAGGAACAAACTATATCGTTTCATCAAGTCATGGATCAAATTCATTAGTAAGAGGCACACCAGTCACAACTTTTGAACCCTAATATAAAATGAACGTTATTAACGACAACTCCAAACCTCTTAGGAATACATTTGTAAGCAAAACATCCTTCTAATCGAACAGTAAAATGGCAGTAGATAGAGTTAAATTTCAGGAAATTGTTTCAAACCAACTTCCAAGGTATGTGAGGGAAGATTTTCCTCTATTAACGGAATTTTTAAAGCAATATTATATCTCTCAAGAACATCAGAGTGGTCCAGTTGATATTCTTAATAATATTGATCAATACGTAAAAGTAGAAGAATTATATAATCTTACAGACTCAACAACTCTTGCTGCCGATTTAGATTATACTGAAAATTCCGTAGTTGTTAATTCTACAAAAGGTTTCAATGAAACTAATGGTATTATAAAAATTGATAATGAAATAATTTTTTACGAGACAAAAACTGACACTGTTTTCAATAATTGTCGTAGAGGATTTAGTGGTATAACGACTTATATTACAGTGGGTTCTCCCGATGAATTAACTTTTAGTTCTACAGAGATAGATCAACATAATACAGGAGCGACTGTAGAGAATCTCAATATTCTTTTTTTAAAACAGTTTTTTAAAAATATAAAGAAACAATTCACCCCAGGATTTGGTGACAGAGAATTCTATGGTGGGTTGAATAGTAAAAACTTTATCTATAATGCGAATAGTTTTTATACTTCAAAAGGTACTGATCAATCCTATGAAATTTTATTCAGAGCTTTATATGGTGAAGATGTAGAGATTCTCAAACCATCACAGTTTCTTCTAACACCCTCTAATGCAAACTACAGAGTAACTCAAGACTTTGTGGTCGAGAGTCTTCAGGGTGATCCATTAGATCTTCAGAACCTTACAATCTTCCAAAAGAGAACGAATGCAAGAGGATCTGTAACTAACGTACAACAGATTCCATATGATGATTATCGATTCTATCAGATCAGTATTGATTCTGGATTCCAGAGAGATACTGACGTAACAGGTTCT